GCCAGATTTTTTTTCGCGCAGGTTTTGGGGGAGGGGGTATCCCGGGCTTCCCGCCTGGTCATTTTCAAGAGGTGAATTGTGGGCCAACGTGGACCGAAGCCGCTGCCGGCGAACGTGCATCGGCTGCGCGACAATCCTGGCCACCGGCCGCTGCATGAACTGACCGAATCGCTGCAGCCCGAAGTCGAGATTCCGGGCTGCCCGCCGCACCTCCTGAAGGAGGCGCGCAAAGAGTGGAAGCGCATCACGCCGGAGCTGGAGCGCTATGGCCTGATCTCGAAAATCGACCGCGCCGCGCTTGCGCTCTACTGCCAGGCGTGGGCGCACATGGTCTACGCCGAGCTGCAGCTGCAGCGCGCGGTGGCCGCGGCCGAAAAAGCGCGAGCTGCCGCGGAGGAAAGAAACGTCGCCTACGTTGGTGGCGACGGCTACACCATCCTCACGCCCAACGGCCACCTCGGTTACTCGCCCTACTGGGTGATGAAGAACAAGGCCGCCGACCAGGTCGACAAGTTCCTGGCCGCGTTCGGCATGTCGCCCAGCTCGCGCGGCCGCGTGAACGCCAGCAACACGCGCCAGCGCGGCTTGTTCGACGATCCGAACGCGCCGTCCAGTTTCGGCGACATATGAAAAAGGACTACGCGGCGATCGCGCTGCAGTACGCCCAGGACGTCGTCGCTGGCATCATTCCGGCCTGCAAGTGGACGCGCCTCGCATGCCAGCGCCAGCTGAACGACCTGGCGCGCGCCGCAATCGGCTGGATCTACGAGTTCAACCCCGAGCTCGACGATCTGGCGGACCCGGAGAACCCGAAAAAGTACCGCCCAGGGAGCCGGATCTGCGGCTTTATCGAGCTCATGCCGCACGTTAAGGGCGACTGGGCCGGCCGCCGCGAGCGCATCCGCCTCGAGCCATGGCAGATTTTCATTCTCTGCGTCGCCTTCGGCTGGGTGAATCGCGAGACAAAAAAGCGCCGCTTCACGATGCTGGACCTTTTCGTGCCGCGAAAAAACGCGAAATCGACCAAGGCCGCCGGCATCGGCAACTTCATGCTGGCCGCGGACGGCGAATTCGGCGCCGAGATATACAGCGGCGCGACCTCGGAAGATCAGGCGCGCGAAGTTTTCCGCCCGGCGTTCCTGATGGCGCGCGCCAGCCCGGAGTATTGCTCACGCTACGGTGTGTACGTGCCGTCAGCGCTCAATCCTTCGAACATGTCCGTGATGGACACGAACAGCAAGTTCGAGCCGATCATCGGCGACCCGGGCGACGGCGCGTCGCCCAGCTGTGCCATCGTCGACGAGTACCACGAGCACAAGACTTCGAATTTGTACGACACCATGCGCACCGGCATGGGCGCGCGCTCGCAGCCGATGATGGTGATGATCACCACCTCCGGCGACAACGTCGGCGGCCCGTGTTATCTGCACCAGCAGGAGCTGCAGAAGATCCTCGAAGGCGTAATCGAGAACGAGCAGCGCTTCGGCATCATCTACGGCATCGACGAAACCGACGACTGGACCACCGTCGAGGCCCTGATCAAGGCCAACCCGAACTACGGCGTCTCGATCAACGCCGAATTCCTGCGCGCCCAGCAGCTCGAAGCCATCGCCGACGCGCAGAAGCAGAACACGTTCAAGACCAAACACCTGAACGTGTGGGTCGGCGCCGCCTCTCCCTGGCTCAACCTGGAGAAGCTGCAGGCCCTGGGGGACCCGACGCTTTGCCTGGAGGGCTTCAAGGGCGAGGTCTGCGACCACGGCCTGGACCTGGCTAGCAAGGAAGACATCGCCAGCGACGTGATGCTGTTCCGTCGCGAGATCGAAGGCCTCTCGCACTACTACGCTTTCTCGAAAAACTACGTGCCCGAAGAGGCCGTCAAGGACCCGAAGAAAAAGGTCTACCAGGGCTGGGTGGCCAACGGCCACATCACGCAGACCGCCGGCAACATGATCAACATCAACCAGATCGGCGAAGACGTCGAGGCCACGGCGGAAAATCACGTCATCCACGAGATCGCGATCGACGAATGGGGCGCCGCGGCCATCGCGCCGGACCTGCAGGAGAAGGGTTTCACCGTCGTTTCGGTGCCGATGAACGTCAAGCACCTGTCGGAACCGATGAAAAACATCCGCGCCCTGGTCAACGGCGGCCGGTTTCACCACGATGGCAACCCTGCCTACGTCTGGATGCTCTCGAATGTCGAGTGCTTTGAAGACCGAAACGAGAACATTTTCCCGCGCAAAGGCGGCCCGGCCAAGAAAATCGACGCCGCGATCGCCACCATCGTGGCCATGTCGCGCTGCTACGTCGCGGACAGCACCAGCGTGTACGAAGAGCGCGGCGTCCTCGCGCTCTAACCGTTTCAACAGGAGATTTCATGGCGGGTTTTCTGGCGAGAGCCACCGGGTGGCTGCGCAAGTCCGCCAACCCGGACTGGGGAACGCTGGAGCGCTACCTGGCCTGGGCGTTCGGCGGCGGCGCGGCATCGAGCGGCGTCATCGTCAACCCGCAGACAGCGTTGCAGGCTGGCGCCGTGTTCGCCTGCGTGCGCGTGCTCACGCAGACGCTCGGCATGGTGCCGCTGAACCTGTATAGCGTCGGCAGCGACGGCGCGAAAACGACGGCGCGCGGCCATTCGCTCTGGCCGATACTGCATGACCAGCCGAACGACTACCAGACCAGCACCGAGTTCTGGGAAATGATGATGGTCTCGCTGGCGCTGCGAGGGAACGGCTACGCCTACGTCAACCGGACGCAATCCGGCCGTGTCGTCGAGCTGCTGCCGCTTCACCCGGACATGGTGCGGCCCGAAATGCGCGCTGATTTCACCATCATCTACAACTGCACGCTCAACGACGGCAGTTTCAAGCAATACAGCCTCGGCGAGATCATGCACCTGCGTGGCATGACTGTGAACGGATGGCTCGGCATTTCGCCAATCGCCTACGCGCGCGAATCGATCGGCCTGGCGCTGGCGGCCGAGAAATTCGGCGGCCAGCTCTTCCGCAACGGCGCAAAAATGGGCGGTGTGCTCGAACATCCTGGAAAAGTTGGTGCGGAAGCGTACAAGCGCCTCAAGGATAGCTTCGACGAGGCCACCAGCGGCGAAAACGCCCACAAAACCGCCCTCCTGGAGGAGGGAATGAAGTTCACGCCAATGTCGATTACGCCGGAAGACAGCCAGTTTCTCGACACGCGCAAGTTCCAGCGCAGCGATATCGCCGGCTTTTACGGTGTTCCGCTGCACATGATCGGCGATCTGGAGCGCGCCACGTTCTCGAATATCGAGCAGCAGAGCCTCGATTTCGTGCAGTTCACCATGATGCCGTGGTTTGTGCGCCTGGAAAAGGCGATCAAGCGCGACCTGTTCAGCAACGACGACAAGAAATCGCTCGAGGTGCGCTTCAACCCTGCCGGCATGTTGCGCGGCGATGGCGCCGCACGCACCGCGTACTACCAGGGCGGCATCCAGTCCGGCTGGCTCACCCGCAATGAAGCGCGGCGCATGGAAAGCGATATCGGCATCGTACTGAACCCGCTGGCAGGCCTCGATTTGCCCCTGGCGCCCCTGAATATGGGCGACGGCACCAAGCCGCCGGCCCCGCAACCGAAGCCCACACCCGCAAATCCCGCTCCTGGAGCCGCAAAATGAACCATTTCGACGCCCGCTTCGAGATCAAGGAAGTCACCGCTGCCGGCACGTTCAGCGGCTACGGCTCCGTTTTCGGTGTTCTGGACGACTACAGCGATGTCGTCCAGGCCGGGGCCTTCACCGAAAGCCTGGCCGAATGCGCGAAAAAGGGCGTCATGCCCGCCCTTTTATGGCAACACCGCAGCTCCGAGCCCTGCGGCGTCTACACAGACATGAAGGAAGACAGCACCGGCCTGGTGGTCGAGGGCAAATTGGCCCTCAAGACCCAGCGCGGCGCTGAAGCCTACGAGCTGCTGCAGATGAAGGCGATCTCCGGCCTGTCGATCGGCTTCATGACGCGCGAAGACAGCTACGACCAGAAGCTCGGCGTGCGCACGATCAAAAAGGCCGATCTCTGGGAGGTTTCCCTGGTTACCTTCCCGGCCAACGATTCGGCGCGCGTCTCCGCCGTCAAATCCATCGAAGAAATTGCAACTGTAAGGGACGCGGAGCGTTACCTGAGGGACTCAGGCAGCCTGTCGCGTTCGGAGGCAACCGCCCTTGTGGCGCGCATCAAAGGTCTGGCACAGAGGGAGTCTGTCGCTGACGATGAAGTCAAGCAGTTGATCGCCGCACTTAGCCGCAGAGCCGAGCTGCTCAAAGCCTGAACAGCCCGAACCCCACAACGAAACGCGCCGCCGGCGCGTTTTTTTATTGCCGAAAGGACTCGCGATGAGCGAAACCAAGGAAGTTCTCAATGCTATCGAAGCCAGCAACAAGGCTTTCGAGGAATTCAAGAAAATCAACGACGCGCGCCTGGAAAAGATGGAAAAGGGCTTGGGCGGCGCCGACGAACTGAAAGAATCGATGGACAAGGCCTTCAAGGACATGGCCGAAGCCAAGGAAGTCATTCTCGGCCTGCAGGCCAAGCTCAATCGCCCGAAACTCGGCGGCGGCAGCGAGGACGAGAGCGCGGAAGTCAAGCAGCACCGCGACCTGTTCAAGGGTTACCTGCGCAGGGGAACCGATTTCGACAAGGCGATCGAAGCCAAGGCCCTGAACATCGGCACCGGCTCGGACGGCGGCTACGCTGTGCCCAAGGTGATCGACGGCATGATCGACGAGGTCGCCGTCAACATCAGCCCGATCCGCTCGGTCGCCAACGTCGTGCAGGTCTCGACCAGCGATTACCGCAAGCTGGTCAACGTTCGTGGCACCAGCTCCGGCTGGGTGGGTGAAGCGGCAGCGCGCACCTCGACCAATACGCCGACCCTGGCGGAAATCACCCCTCCGATGGGCGAGTTGTACGCCAATCCGCAGGTCACCCAGCAGATGCTCGACGACGTCTTCTTCAACGCCGAATCGTGGCTGGCCGAAGAAGTCGGCACGGAGTTCGCGCGGGCTGAAGGCGCCGCCTTCTGCGTCGGCACCGGCGTCAACCAGCCGATGGGCTTCCTCTCCTACACCAACGTGGCCACCGGCGACGCGACCCGCACCTTCGGGCAGCTCGAATTTGTCGGCACCGGCGCGTCCGGCGCCTTCCCGACCGTGAGCTCCACCGTCGCGCCGGCCGACACCCTCATCACCGTCGTCGGCAAGATGAAAAAGGCCTACCGCGACGGCGCAGCCTGGCTGATGGCCAAGTCGACGCTCTTCACCGTCGCCGGCATGAAGGACTACCAGGGCCGCTACATCTTCGTGCCGACCTCGGCGCCCGGCGTGCCGGACAGCGTACTCGGCTATCCGGTGGTCGAAGCTGAAGACATGCCGGTGATGGCCGCCAACAGCTACTCGGTGGCCTTCGCCAACATGAAGCGTGGCTACGTCATCGTCGACCGCGTCGGCACCCGGGTGATCCGCGACCCGTTCAGCAACAAGCCCTACGTCGGCTTCTACACCACCAAGCGCGTCGGCGGCGCGGTGGTCAATTCCGAGGCGATCAAGCTCATCAAATTCATCTGATCGGGCGCCCGGCCGCTCGCAACTGAGCGGACCGGGCATCGCTTCCGGCGCGCAAACCATTTTCCAAAATTCGCCAGGCACGTCTGGCAACCTGAAAGGATCCATCCATGAAAGACCTCCACACCAAGATCAGCGTCCAGCGCGTGATCGACCCGCAGGCGGTCGGCACCACCGGCGTGGGCCGCACCGGCAAAATCATCGACACGCAGGGCTACGGCGGCGTCGAGTTCGCGCTGGCCTACGGCTCGATCACCGCCACCAACGCTGTCATCACCCCGGTGGTGAAAGAGGGTGACGTCACCGGCACCATGACCTCGGTGGCCGATGCTGACCTGATCGGCCTGGAAGTGACCGCCGGCGTCGCCGCCGCGGCCACCCGCACCTCGGCCGTCAGCAAAAACTGCACGCGGCGCATCGGCTACAAAGGCAACAAGCGCTACGTCAACGTCAGCATCTCGGCCACGGTCACCGCCGTGCCGATCATCTCGGCGGTGGCCATCCTGCACTCGCCGGTGCTGGCGCCGACCACCAACCCCTAAGCCCCAGCCCCATCAACGCCGGCGGCAACGCCGCCGGCGTTTTTCCAGAATTTTCGCCGGAGTGCCATGACCGCCAGGATAAAAGCCGCGAAGCGCGTGCATGCGCATGCACACGTCCGCGCCAAGCGTGCGCCAGCTCTGCCGCAAGGCGTGAAATGGCCGGCCTTCGGCAGCATTGCCCATGTCGCCATCCTCGGCCTGGGCCCGTCGCTCAACGATTACACCGACCTCTGCAAAAGCATGGGCGGCCGCCATGCCTACTGTGATGAAACCTGGGGCATCAACGCCGCCGGCAACGTTTTGCAGTGCGACCGCGTTTTCCACATGGACGACGTGCGCATCCAGGCCATCCGCGCGGCGGCCAGGCCCGACAGCAACATCGCCGCCATGCTCAAGTGGCTGAAAACCGCGCCTGGCCCGGTCTATACCAGCCGCGCGCACCCGGATTATCCGGGCCTGGTGCCGTTTCCGCTCGAAGCGGTGCTCAACATGGAGCCCTGCGGCTATTTCAACTCGACGGCCGCCTACGCCGTGGCGTTCGCCGTGCTGCTCGGCGTCGAGAAAATCAGCTTGTTTGGCATGGATTTCACCTACCCGAATGCGCATGACGCCGAGCGCGGCCGCGCCTGTGTGGAATTCTGGCTCGGCATCGCCCGCGGCCGCGGCATACGCATCGGCATGTCCAAGCGCACCAGCCTGATGGACGCGCTGTACACCCAGCAGGAGCGGCTCTACGGCTACGACACTCTCACGGTTGACATCAAGGTGCCAAAGGCCAAGGGCCCGATTGCCCTGGGCTTCACCGAAGTGGAAGCGCTGCCCACCGCCGACGAAATCGAAGCCCGCTACGACCACAGCAAGCATCCCTCGCCCCTGGTGGCGAGCTAACCGGAGAATCAGATGAAAAACGTCGAGATCTTGAAGGATTGCGACTGGGCCGAAGGCGGCATCCATGTCAGCGTGTACCAGAAAGGCGACAAGCCGACCGTGAGCGATGAAGCCGCGGAATATTTCCTCTCGCAAAAGGCCGCCAAGCTGAGCGACGAGCAGCTCGCCGCCGACAAGGAAGCGGCGGCCGCGGCCGAAGCCGCCGCGCGCGCCGAAGCGGACCGCCTGGCCGACGAAAATGAAGCCGCCCAGCTGCTGGCCAAGGCCAAAACCGAGCGCGCCACCAAAGACAAGGGCAACGCGCCCGAGAACAAGTAACCCCGGCCTTCAATGCCCACCATCCAGCTCCTGGCGCCGACGCTCGATCCGCTGCACCTGACGGAGGCGAAGACGCACCTGCGCGTCTCGTTCAGCGACGACGACCAGCTGATCAGCCGCCTGATCCCGGCTGCTGCGCGCGCCGCCGAGACAATCCTGCGCCGGGCGCTGGTGATGGGGCAGTACAAGCTGGTGCTGGACAGGTTCCCGACGCCGTCGATGGAATACGCGGCATCGAACTGGTACGGCCCGAGCTGGGGCAGCGGCCCGGGTCCGCTCACGGTGCAGATGCCGCGCGGCAAGACCGGCTTCGAGATCGTGCTGCCGGTGTCCAGCCTGCAGAGCGTCGACAGCATCAAGTACCTGGACAACGACGGCATCCAGCAGACGCTTGCGCCGTCCGCCTACAAGGTGGATAACGTCAGCGAGCCGCCGCGCATCACGCCGGCCTGGGGCACGAGCTGGCCTACGGCGCGCAACGACTTCAACAGCGTCGAGCTGACCTTCACTGCCGGCTATACAGCCAGCCTGGTCGCTGATGCCACGGCCAACACCCTGACCGCGCGCAGCTTCGGCAAGGTCTGGTCCGCCGGCGACGTGGTGCGCCTGTCCAACAGTGGCGGCGCGCCGCCGGCGCCGCTGAAAATCAAGACCGACTACTTCGTCGTCAATCCTGCCGGCGCCACCTTCCAGGTATCCGCGACGTCCGGCGGCTCGGCGATCGACCTGACCGACGCAGGCACCGGCAACAATTTCGTCGGGCCCATGCCGATCGGCGAGATCCCGGAAGGCATCCTGCAGTGGATGCTCCTGCACATGGACACGCTGTACGAAAACCGCCCAGGCCTGGTGATCGACAAGGGCGCCACGATGGTAGTCATGCCGACGGCCTACGTCGACGGCCTGCTCGATCCGTACCGCGTTTTCTGGTTCAACTGATCCACCAACACCGAGGAAAAGAACATGGCCGCTGTCGAGTATCAGCCGCAGGGCACGCCGCCGGCGCTGGGCAACCTGGTCGGCGACGACGCCGCGGCGATCGTGAATGACGTCGAGTTCGCCTACTTCAGCCGCCGCATCTATGTCGGTGTCGCCGGCGATGTCTCGCTGGTCACCAAGGCCGGCACGACCCTGCTCTACAAAAATTGCGTGGCCGGCAGCTATATCGGTTGCCGCGCGAAAAAAGTCAATGCGTCCGGAACGACCGCGACAAATCTGATCGCGGAGTGGTAGAAATGTCTCGCGCCTCAGGTCGTCGCTGGATTGGTGAGCCCATCCGGCGCGGTGCCTGCGAACTATCTGTTGGTCCGAGCGTCAGCGTACCGGGCACCGGAGGTCCATTTGGCGCCCCGGCGGGTTACGATATTTTCATGCCCTACGGCCAGTCGAACATTTTCTTCGGCGGTTTCTACGATGGGTCGATCGACCTGACCGACCCAAGCATCTTCCAGTTCGGTTACAACGCGCCGCACGCCAATGCGATCTTCGCCGCGCAGGAGCCGCTCGATTTTCGGGATGACGGCAATCACGTCGGTGGCGTCAATAACACGCCGCCCGGAAATTACATCGGGCACGACATGCATTTCCTGCGCGACTACTACAAGCCCAACGCGGCGGGTGGCCGCAGGATGCTGCTGTGCGGCAACTCCTACGGTGGCCAGGGCATAGACAAGTTAGTGCCAAGCACCATCAACGGCGGCACCGATGGCTTTCTCTGGACCGATTTCATTACCCGGGCACCGCTCGCGTTGGCTGCTGCCGGTGCCGGCTCGCAATACAAGGCAGTGTTGTTTCACCAGGGCGAGGGTGACTATCAGATCAACTGGGTACCGCCGTTCGTACCACCCAATCCGACAGCGCTTCAGATCCAGAACAGGCAAGACATCCGGCGGGCGTATCTCGCCGCATTGATCGATCTGGTGCGCTCTTCCTCGGGGCTGAGCGTGCCGAATCTGCCGTGGGTGCAAGGACAGGTAACCGTCTGGAGCGTGGATGCCGGCGGTGCCAACTTCGGGACCGAAGGCGTCATCCAGGACAAGGTCAACCAGGAGCTGGTGAACCGCGTCCCCTACACCGGCTTTGCCGTCAACAATGGCATGGGGACCAGCAACGTCCACTACACCGCCGCCGAGCAACGTTTGTTCGCGGCGCAATATTGGATTGCCTATCAGGCGGCGCTGCTCAACACGCGCAGCGCCGTGACCTGGCCGGCCATCGACGTGCCGGTTAGCGATTTTGTAGTGAGCAACAGCAATCTCGATATCACGGGCGGCGCTGCCAGCAATTGGAAGAGCGCCATCGCCAATGGTGGGCGCATCGGCGAAAAATTCTATGCCGAGATGGAGGCAGTTGCCGTTGCCAGCCAGACCAACATGATGGCAGGCATCACCGCGCCTTTTCTGGACAGCTCGACCTATATGGGAAACTCGGGCGCCATATTTGGAGCCCGAACCAAAGGCGCGGCCGTTTGGGGCGGACAACCGAACAGTGTCACGGGCTGGACCGTGGCGAACGCGGTTTCTATCGGCACGATCACTGCCGGCACCCGTATCAAATTCGCGGTCGATCAGACCACAGGCAAGGCATGGGTCGGCAAGACCGGCGCCGCGTGGCCAAATTCCGGCGATCCGGCGAGCGGCACCAATCCGTGGATCACAGGCATCGACGCCAAGCATCGCATTGCCCTGGCCGTTTCCATCTTCAATGGTGCAGGCAACAAGTGGCGTCTGCATACCAACACCGGCGACTTTAGCGACGCGGTGCCGAGCGGCTTCGCGCCGATGGGCACTTAAAGGCGGCCATGATTACCGCCAGCGACCTCACCCGCAAGGTGCAGATCCGCAAGCAGACCGACGTCGCCAACGGCAGCCTGGGGATCGACCAGACCTTCGACACCGGCATCCCTGCCTGGGCCAAGGTGCAGCCGGTGAGCGGGGGCATGTTTTTCGGCGCGGAACAGGTGGGCCAGGACATCACGCACCGGTTCTGGATCCGCTACAGCCTGGCGACCAAGCCCGCGCTGCTGGATGAGCAGCACGTGATCGACTGGGACGGCCGGCGCTACCGGATCCGGCGCGCCAGCGATTTCAACGACAAAAACCGCTTCGTGATGATCGAGGCGACCGACCTGGGTGCCATTCCCTGATGGAAACGACGACCACGCACGGCGATATCGGCGGCATCGAGGTCAATGCGACGATCATCGGGCACAGCAAGATCGACTTCGACAAGCGCATCATCCGCAAGGTGCTACGCAAGGAGGGCGGCGAGGTGCGCAAGATCGCGCGCCGCCTGGTGGCGCGGCGCGGCATCAGCTCGCCGGGGGATTTTCCTGGACGTGATTCGGGCGCGCTATTCCGTTCGATCAAGAGCAAGGTGTCGAGCGGCGGCTTCTGGGTGAAGATCGCGCCGCAAAAGACGGCCGAGATGGGCAAGGATTTTTATCCGGCCTTCCTGTTCTACGGCACGCCGCGCATGGCCAAGCGCGCCAATTACATGATCGAGGCGCTGGACCAGCGGCGCGCGCCGGCGCGCGCGGCGATCCGCGCCGGGCTCGACAGCGCGATCAAGCCGAGGTAGCCATGCAGCTCGAATTGGTTATCCAGGCGCTTCGCGATCGGTGCGCGGTGTTCTCCAATCGCGTCGCCGGCAGCATGCAGTTCAAGATCCTGCCGGAATCGGTGATGCTGCCGCTGCCGGCGGCCTACGTGCTGCCGCTCGACGATTCGCCGCAGGAAGCGCTCGGCCAGAACGTGGTGCGCCAGGCGATGACTGACAGCTTCGCGGTGGTGGTGGCGATCTCCAACGTGCCGGACGAGAAAGGCCAGACCGCGGCGCACACCATCGACGGCATGCGGGCGATCCTCTGGGGCGCGCTCCTGGGCTGGCGGCCGACGTTGCGCTACAACGGCATCAATTATGAAGGCGGCTCGCTGCTGCAGATCGACCGCGCGCGTGTCTGGTATCAGTTCGAGTTCGGGGCTCTGATGGAGATCCAGGGCACGGACGGCTGGCAGGAGACCGAGCTGGCCGGCCTGCCTGGTTTCGAGGGCGTGAACATCAACGTCGATGTCATCGACCCGATTGCTGACCCGAATCTGCGTTATCCGGGCCCGGACGGCCGCATCGAATTCGAGTCCCACATTCCCGTTGTCAATCATCAAGACGGCGACTTTTCCATCTAACGCGAGGAGCGAAGCATGTACGTCAAACCACAGAACGGCCGCCAGGTGCCGGATCCGGCGCGCGGCGACCAGCTGCCGCCCGAGGGCCGCGAGGTCGAGTTCAACCAGTACTGGATGCGCCGCATCGCCGACAAGGATGTGGCCGAATCCACCAACCCTGCCGCTGAGCCGGCAACCACCGTGAAAGGCAAGGTTTAAACCATGACCATTTCCTTCAACACCTTGCCGGCGAACATCCGTGTGCCGCTGTTCTACGCGGAAATGGACAACAGCCAGGCCAGCTATTTCGCCCAGCCGCATCGCTCGCTGCTGATCGGCCAGAAACTGTCGACCGGTAGCGCCGCGGCCGCCACGCCCTACATTGTCTCGACCACGTCGCAGGCGATCGCGCTCTTCGGCCAGGGCTCGATGCTGGCGCGCATGCATGCCATGTACCGCCTATCCGATCCGATCGGCGAAGTCTGGTGCATCGCGGTGGCCGACAACGGCGCCGGCGTGCAGGCCACCGGCACCATTACCGTGACCGGCCCGGCCACCGCCGCCGGCACCATCAATCTGTACATCGCTGGCCAGAAGGTGCAGGTTGCCGTGGCCAATGGTGACGCCGCCACTGCGATCGCCACGGCGATAAATGCCGCGGTCAACGCAGCGTCGGACCTGCCGGTTACTTCCGGCGTCGCCAGCGCGGTGGTGACCCTCACCTGCCGTTGGAAGGGCCTTTCCGGTAACGACATCCAGGTGAGCGACAGCTACCGCGGCAATGCGGGCGGCGAGTCGCTGCCCGCCGGCGTCGCCCTGGCCTACGTGGCGATGGCCAGCGGCACCACCGCGCCGTCGCTTGCGGCCGCGATCACGGCGATGGGTGACGAGGAATACGACTACGTCATCCATCCATACAACGATTCGGCCAGCCTGGACACCTTCGCCACCGAGTTCAACGAAAGCGCCGGCCGCTGGGCCTGGAGCCGCGGCGTCTACGGCCACTGTTACACGGCGCTGCGCGGCATCCTGTCCGCCCTGATCACCGCCGGCGGCCTGCGCAACGACCAGCACCACACCATCGCCGGCATCGACGCCGATACCCAGGCGCCGAACTGGGAATATGCGGCCGCCTACGGTGCGCGCAACGCCGTGTTCATCAATGTCGACGTGGCGCGGCCCACGCAAAGCGGCGAGCTGACCGGCATCATGATCCCGCGGCCGGGCAAGCGTTTCATCCTGACCGAGCGGCAGAGCCTGCTCAACAAGGGCATCGCCACCAGCTACATTTCAGGCGGGTCGCTGCGCATCGAGCGCGCGATCACCACCTACCAGGTCAACACCCAGAGCCAGCCGGACCCGAGCTACCTGGACAGCGAGACGCTGCACACGTCCGCATACGTGATCCGCTTCATCCGGCAGCGCATCACCCAGAAATACCCTCGCCACAAGCTGGCCGACGATGGCACACGCTTCGGCGCCGGCCAGGCCATCGTCACGCCGAGCGTGGTGCGCTCGGAAATGATCAGCGCCTACGCCGACATGGAGGCCAACGGCATCGTCGAGAACGCGACGCTGTTCGCCAAATACCTGATCGTCGAGCGGAACGTCGACAACCCGAACCGCCTGGATGTCCTGTTCCCGCCGGACTACGTCAACCAGCTGCGGATCTTCGCTCTTCTCCAACAGTTCAGGCTCCAGTATCCTGCCAATGCATGAACGACGTGAAAAGGTGCTGTCGCTGTCGCACTGAATTTCCGGCAACGCCGGAATATTTCTCGCGGCAGCGGCGGCGCGGCATTGAAGGATTTACCTCTCAATGCAAGCAATGTCGCAAAAAGATGTGGCAGGTCCAGTATGAACGGCACCGAGACAAGCTGATTGCACGCTCGACGGAGACGACTAGGGAGCGTCGACTGGATCCTGCAAAACGGGCGACAGAAAACGTAGCAAGCAAACTTGCCGCCCGCGAGCGCCTTAAGGATCCTACAGAGCGCGAAAAGCACCGAGCTCAGGTGCGCGGGTGGTTCCGAAACAACAGGGATCGTGTTAATCAACTGCCGAGTCGCGCGAAGCCGATTCGCGCGCACTACGCAATGCGGTACGCGGCCGACAAACTGAAAGCCACGCCTCCCTGGGCCGATCTCGAGAAAATTAAGGAGCGGTATTTCGAGGCGGCCAGGTTGACCGAAGAAACCGGCGTGCCTCACGAAGTTGATCACGAGATTCCTTTGCGTAACCCGAGAGTTTGCGGGCTGCACGTCCATTTCAATTTGCGGGTGGTTCCCCAGGCAATTAACCGCGCGAAGTCAAACAGCTTCATTTTCGAGGAGTAAATCATGGCGAGTCGTGTCGCGGGAATCTGTTATATCAAGGCGGACGGGGTTCAATTCGACATATCTGGCGGCGTGGAAACACCGCTCATGAAGGTCAAGCGCGAGACCGTCATGGCGCTGGCCGGCGCCGTCGGCTACAAGGAAACCGCGCAGGAGCAATATGTCAAGGTGACCGCGATCGTGCCGCCCGGCTTTCCGATTGCGATGCTCCAAAGCTCGACGTCGATGACCGTCACCGCCGAACTCTCCAATGGCGACGTCTACGTGCTTTCCAATGCCTTCATCAAAGGCGAGCCGGCTCGCAAGGCCGATGACGGCACCATCGACCTGGAATTCGGCGGCCTGCGGGGCTTCTACCTGTGAGCGCCGTCGTCAAGCTTTCGAAGCCAATTAAGGCGCATGGCGAGGAGATCACCGAGATCACCTTGCGCGAGCCGGCCGTCGAGGACGTGCTCGAGTTGGGGCACCCGTTCCTTGTAGTCCAAGACGACTCGTCGAAGTCCGCGGTCGAACTTCGCCCAAAAGTGATTGCGGAATACGTGGTTCGATTGGCGAAGGTGCCGATGAGCACAGTCAAGATGATGACGATCAAAGATCTCTTCGCGTGCCAAGCGGCGGTGATGGGTTTTTTCGGTCAGGGCGATGGCGAGACGAACGAGCCCTCGCCGACAGAGCCTTCGAAGTAGCCTATTTTCTTCGCGCCGATCCAATGGGAATTTTACGTCTCTCGTTGACGCGCTTCGCGATGTTTGAAGCGCAGGCGGAGCGTATCGCGGAGCTCCAGGAGCCTTAGCTATGGCCGATATGCAACTTAAGGCGATCCTCAGTGCCGTCGACAAAATGTCGCCGGTATTGAAGAACGTGCAAAACGTCGCGAAGGCGACGCACAAGCATCTGGCTGATCTTGGGACCGCCGCGAGTTCGATCGGCGGAAAATTGGGGCTGCCTATTGCGGCGCTATCTGGTCTCACCGCTGGCTTTTCTGCAATGGCAATCAAAAATGCGGTCGTCTCATTCGCCGAACTTGGAGAAACGATCCAAAAGGGCGCGTTGAAGACCGGTCAGTCGGTCGAGAATTTTCAGCGGATGAAATACGTCACCGAACAAGCTGGGGTGCCGATCGAATCCATGGAAGGCGCGATGTTGAAATTGAATTCGCGTCTGGGCGATCTTGGAAAAAACAAGGGACTGGCTGGTCTGTTACGGCAGCTGAAAATCGACACAAAGGGAGCAAACGGCGAACTCAGGACCGGGATGGATATCCTCCCGCAATTAGCTGATGCATTTGTCCGAAACGACAATCCGATAAAACAGGCGCGGATGGGCACGGCCTTGTTTGGAAAGACGTTCGGCGAGATGTTGCCACTTCTAAACGTGGGCGCCGCCGGCATCAACAAGAGCCTCGATCGCCTTTCGAAATTAAAAAGCGTTATGCCGAAGGAAGTAGTTGATGGCGCGAAAGAATTCGCAGACAAGCTAAAAGACCTGGACATTGTCATGAAGGGTTTTCAGATGACTATTGCCAGCGAACTGGTTCCGGTCTTAACGCCGTTGATCGACGAACTGATTCTTTGGTGGAGCGCAAACAAGAAACTTGTCGGGACCAAGGTGAAGGAGCTGGTTAAGGACGTGGTGGCCGCGGTCAAAAGCTTTGATTGGAAGGGTTTCGCGAAGGACATGGGGAAGATCGCGGACGCGATCGGGAAGGTTGTGGATATGTTTGGCGGCGCTCAGAACGCACTAATAGGTTTGGTGCTGTTCATGAACGTAGGGGCAATTTCGGCGGTATTTTCCTTAATAGGGGCATTGGGCCGGTTGGTGCTATTCATCGGAGGCCCGCTCCTAACGGGATTGGGCGCGGCTTTTTCCGGCACTACGCTTGGTGCAATGGCGGCGAAAGGTTTGGTCGGCTTGGCGTCTGGCGGGCTAGCCGTGGCCGCTGCAGCCGCAGCCGGCTATGGCTTGGGCATGTTGTTGGCCAAGGGCATCGACAAGGGGCTGTCGATGATTATGGGCGGCGACAGGTCGCTTGGCGCCGAGATATACAACCAGGTGGAAAGCAGCACCGAGCGCGTCATCGCCGCCTGGGAAAAAGTAAAGGGTTGGTTCACAGATTACTTCGAATGGGTCTTTGGTAAATGGAATCAGTTTTTTGACCTGATCAAGGCCACGGCAGATTTGATCAGCGGTGTGATCTCTTCCGCCGCCGGTCTTATGGTCGGGCAGCCTGCAGCAGGTGGTGCGATCGGCTCGGCTGGACAATCACCCGGCCGGGCCCTGATAAATCCGCAGACGGCGCATGTGGGTGGCGAGATCAAGATCACCCTGGGCAATGCGCCGGCCGGCACCAAGGTCGAGTCGATCCGGTCTGACAGCGACGTCTCGCTCAACCCGAGCGTGGGCTATCGGTCCTTCGCCATGGGCGGGCCGACGTGAGCCAGCTGCAAGACCAGCTGCAGGAGGCTTCGTTCCGCGGGGTGCCGTTCTACGTCGAGCCTGAGTCTGGCGGCGCGCCGATCGCGGTCGGACGGCGCAAGATGGTGCACGAGTATCCGCAGCGCGACAAGCCTTACGTCGAGGATCTCGGCCGGGCGACGCGCGAGCTGCGGATCACCGGCTTTGTCATCGGCCTGGACTACATCCAGCAGGCGAGCAACCTGATCGCGGCTCTGGAGGAGGAGGGCGAAGGCACGCTGGTGCATCCATGGCTCGGCAGCATGGAGGTCAGCGTCAAGGACCTGGCGCAGGTGCTATACAGCGCGAAGCTGGGCAAGGCGACGATAGATTTTTCGTTCATCGAGGCCGGCGAGCTGGAGTTTCCGGACGCGGAGGATTCGACGCCGGCGCAGTCGCGCATCGCCGCGGACGGCATCAATGCGGCCGTGGGCGCTCAGTTCGGCAGCAATTTCAATATCGTCGGCTTCCCGAACTTCGTGAGCCTTGGCGCCACCGCGCAACTGGGCAGCGTGTTCGCGCTTATGGGGAGCGCGGCTGCCTCGCCGTTGGCGGTCCTGGGCTATGCCAGCGGCGCCGCGGGCGCGTTTGGCGCGGCGGTGGGGCTGATGTCCAACCCGCTTGCCTTGGGCAGCTACATGCTGAGCTTTTTCGGCGTCCAGGGCGTGATCAGCTCGAGCATGAACTTGCTGGGCCTGGCGCGCGCATTCATCGACCTGGCGGCCAGCCCGGTATTGGCAGCGCCCTTTGTGCCGGCGCCCGGTGTCTACGTCACGCCGGCGCGGGTGCAATACACTGAGAATATCGCGCAGATCAATGCGCTGACGCGCCAGGCGCTGCTCACGCAGGCGGTCGGCATCTCGTCGGAGATCCAGACCGTGGTTTACGACGACGCGGTGAGCGTGCGGCTGGCCCTCACCGCCGCATTGGACACCGAGTCGCAGACCGCGCCGGACGACGTCTATTTGGCCCTGCAGGCGGCCCGTTCGGCCGTCTGGCGCGACCTGACCGACCGCGCCAGGGACAGCGCCCGGCTGGTGACGATCACGCCGCCGGACACGGTCCCGGCGATCGTGCTGGCCTATGACCGCTACGAGGACGCCGGCCGCGATCTGGAGATCGTCGCACGCAACCGCCTGCGCCACCCGGGCTTCGTGCCGCCGGTGCCGCTGCAGGTGCTGACGCGGTGAGCGATCCGCGCAACCTGGTGCGCGTGGTCAGCGGCGGCAAGGAATTCGGCGGCTGGAAATCGGTGCGCATCGAAGCCGGCATCGAGCGGATCGCCCGCAGCTTCGACCTCGAAGTGACCGACAAGTGGCCCGGCAGCACCGGCGTGGCCACGCGGATTCACCAGGGCGACCTGTGCCAGGTGTATATCGGCGACGACCTGGTGTGCACCGGCTACGTCGACGCGACGCCGATTCGCTATGACGCGCACAGCGTCAGCACCGGCATCAAGGGCCGCAGCAAGACCGCGGACCTGGTCGACTGCGGCGCCATCAACAAGCCGGGACAATGGCGCGGGCTGAAGATGGAGGCGATCTGCGGCTCGCTTTGCTCGCCCTACGGCATTTCGGTGGTCACCCAGACCGATACGGGCGACTCGATCAGCGATCACCAGATCCAGCAGGGCGAAAGCGTGTTCGAGTCAATCGACCGCATGATGCGCCTGCGCCACGTGCTGGCGACGGATAACGAAAAGGGCGAGCTGGTGTTCATCGACGTCGGCTCCGGCGGCCGCGCCAGCACCGCGCTCGAGCTGGGCAAGAACCTCCTCACCGGCAACGCTGCCCTGGACTACAAGGGCGTCTACAGCGAATACGTCTGCAAGGGCCAGCGCACCGGCGAGGACGACGAGGAGGCCATCGAATACACCGGCGAGGAGGCCAGCGTGTCGGATGCCACCACCGGCCGGCGCCGTGTGCTGGTGCTCAAGCAGTCCGGCCAGGCGAACGAGGGCACCTGCAAGGACCGCGTCGAATACGAGCGCGCGCACCGCGCCGCCAAGGCGCTGCAGACCGCCTACCTGGTCAATGGCTGGCGGCAGGATAGCGGGCAGCTCTGGCTGCCGAACCAGACGGTGCGGGTGCGCGACCCGCTGATCGGCTTCGACCAGGACATGCTGGTGGCCGAGACGGCGTTCCGGCTCGATGCGTCAGGCCTGCTGACCGAGATCACGGTTGGGCCGAAGGACGGCTACGTCACCAAGGCTGCGAAGAAATCCAAGGGCGCCGGCGGCAACCTCTGGGCGGACATCAAGGCATGAGCATGATCAGCGAAATGCGCCGCCAGCTCACGGGCATGCTGGCGCGCGGCACCCTGGTGCTGGTCGATTCGGCCAAGCGCACGCAGCGCCTGCAAATGAAGCTGCTGGCCGACGAGCAGAAGGACAACGTCGAGCACATCGAGCCATACGGTTTCACCGCCAATGCGCCCGCCGGCGCCGAGGTGGTGGCGGTGTTTTTCGACGGCGACCGCTCGCACGGCGTGACGATCGTCGTTGGCGACAAGCGCTACCGGCTGAAGAACCTGGCCACCGGCGAGGTGGCGATGTACACCATGTTCGACGGCGAGACGGATGGCCACCACATCATTTTCAAGGCCGATCAGTCGATCGAAGTGCACGCGAAAAATATCAGCGTCAAGGCCGGCGAGACCCTGCGCCTGGAGGGCGACGTGGTGCGCGTGCATGCGCATACACAGTACGCCTTCGACTGCAACGGCCAGGGCCAGAAATGGGACGGCGCCGGCGTCGAGACCTGGCAGGACGACGACACGGTCAAGCCGCACCACAACCACGCACCTCCGGAAATCCCCTAAATGCCGTTCAACGACCAGCCGCTGTCCGTCATCATCAACGGCCAGGTGGTCTCGCTCGACATGGCGTCGCGCGAGCCGCTGGTGCGCGCGGTGCTGATTTCGCTGTTCACCTGGCGCCGGGCCCGGCCGGACGACGTGCTGCCGGGCACCGAGCGCATGGGCTGGTGGGGCGATACCTACGCCACGGTCCGCAACGACCGCATCGGCTCCCGGCTCTGGCTGCTCTCGCGCGCCAAGATCCTGAACGACACGCCGGCCAAGGCAAAAGAGTACGCGCTGGAGGCGCTGCAATGGCTGGTCGACGACGGCGTGGCCAGCCGGGTCGACGCCCAGGCCGAGCGCCAGGGCCTTTCCACCATTGCCCTGGCCACGCAGGTCTACAAGACCGGCGGCAGCAATCCGATCAACGTCCGCTTCGCCAATGTATGGGACTTCCTGACCAATGTTTAGCCGCCCGACCTTAGCGGAGCTGGTCGTCCGCGTCCGCGAGGATCTGCTTTCGCGCCTGTCGCTGGATGATCCGCTGCGCCGCTCCGATGCTGAGGCCTATGCGCTGGTCAACGCCGGCAGCGCGCATTCGCTATACGGCTACATCGCGTGGTTGGCGCGCCAGGTGATCATCGACACGGCCGACGTCGAGTTCCTCGAGCGCTGGGCGGCGATCTGGGGCATCAACCGCAAGCCGGCGGCCGCGGCTACCGGCAGCGTCGACTTCACGGTGACATTGGGCGCGGTGGTCCTGTCTGGCACGGTGCTGAACGCCTTCGACGGTCAGCAATATCAGACCACGGCCGACGCGAGCGGCGTGGTGCCGACCTTTACCGCGCCAGTGGTGGCGATCGTCGCCGGCGCCGCCGGCAACCGCACCACCGGGCAGACGCTCACGCTGGTGTCGCCGGTGGCCGGGGTGCAATCGGCTGCTACGGCCGGCGAGCTTTCCGGCGGTGCCGACATCGAAAGCGACGACAGCCTGCGCGGGCGTCTGCTGACGCGAATCCGCCAACCGCCCCAGGGCGGTGCCGCGAGCGACTATGTCGCCTGGGCGGAAGAAGTCGCCGGCGTGACGCGTGCCTGGTGTTACCCGCTGGAGCTGGGCGCCGGGACCGTGGTGGTCCGTTTCGTGCGCGACAACGACGCCGGAACGATCATCCCGGATTCCGGCGAGGTGGCCACCGTGCAGGCGTACATCGATGCGCGCCGGCCGGTGACCGCGGCGGTGACGGTGGCGGCGCCGACGGCTGCGCCGATCGCCTTCACCATCCATCTGAGCCCGGACACCGCCGGGATCCGCACCGCGGTAACGGCCGAGCTGACGGACCTGCTGATGCGCGAGGCGATCCCGGGCGGCACCATCCTGCTGTCGCACATCCAGGAGGCGATCAGCATCGCCGCCGGCGAGGTCGACCACACGCTGACGGTGCCGGCGGCTGACGTCACCAACAGCACCGGCCATATGTCGACCCTGGGCGTGATCACCTGGGTATGAACGCCGACGACTACCTGCAGCATCTGCAGGGATTGCTGCCGCCGGGCCCGGCGTGGACCACGGATCCGGGCGCTACCTTCACGAAGCAGCTCGATGCGTGGGCGCAGGAGCTGGCGCGCATCGACGCGCGCGCGATCGCGCTGACGGACGAGGCGAACCCACGCACCACGGACGAACTCCTGGCCGACTGGGAGCGCGTGGCCGGGCTGCCGGATTCATGCGTCGGGCCGGACCAGACGGTGGCGCAACGCCGTGCCTCACTGGTGGCGAAGCTGGCGTCCCTGGGCGGCCAGACGGTGGCGTACTACATCGCCATCGCCGCGGCCCTGGGCTTCACCATCACCATTACCGAAGGTCATGAGCATTCCGTCGAGGACGACGTCGAGGATCCATTGACCGGCCATGCATGGGCCTACACCTTCACGGTCAATGCGCCGCTCAACACCGTCATCGAGATCACCGTCGAAGACGACGTCGAGACCGCTCTCTCGGTCTGGGGCAACCAGGTCCTGGAATGCGTGATCAACCGTTACAAGCCGGCGCACACGATTGCGCTGTTTGCCTACTCTTAAAGGAGAACCATGGACAATCGAAACTGGAAATCTGGCGCATCCGGCACGCCGCCCACGGCGCCCGTTTCTCCCTCTGCCGGTTATCCGCAGCCGGGAGATCCGGCGGGCCCGACGCCGGCAACCAAGCCGGGCGCGTTCTGGTACCACAAGATCGGCGAGGAACTGCGGGCCGTGCAGGTGGATGGCGGCATCACGCCGGACGATACATCGCCGCTGACGCAGGTGCGCGATGCGATTCGCGCGATGATCGCCGCCTCCATCGGCTCGGCCGCGCTGCCCGGCGCGTTCAAGAACCTCAAGGGCGATGCCCGCGGCATCAACAACCACACCGCCGTCTGGACCGCCGACAAGGCGACGCTGGAAAACGCTGGTGGCACTGGCGTCAAAGTTTCCAGCGTCAACGTCTCCATTGTCAGCACCGCGTCCGGTGCCAATGGCCTGGATACTGGCGCGATCGCCGCGAACACCTGGTATTACGACTGGATCATCTACAACCCGACCACGGTGACGGTGGCCGGATTGCGCTCGCTCAGCGCCACCGCGCCGGCCATGCCTTCAGGCTATACGTACAAGGCTCGGGCCGGCGCGGTGCGCACGGACAGCAGCGGCACCAAATACCTGCTGCAGACCCTTCAGCTGGGCAGGAAGGCCGTCTACGTGCCGCTTTCCGGCTCCAACCTCACGGCGCCACCGCAGATCGCTAGCGGCTCCCAGGGCAGCATTACGGTGCCGACCTGGGTATCGGCATCCGTCTCGAGCTTGGTGCCGACGACTGCAACGGAAATCATCGCGTCGGCGCAGAACCAGGTGGCCGTCGGTGGTGTGGCACTGCTGGCGCCAAACAACCAGTACGGTGCATACGGCAGCACCACCAGCCCGCCGCCGCTGCAGGCCGGCGGCGGCAACCAGCTGTCCGTGAACGCCTTCGGTTCCATGGTGCTGGAAAGCACCAACGTGTACTACGCCAGCAACCACGCCGGAGGCACCGCCTTCTGCTATGGCTGGGTCGACGCCTAAAAAGGAGAGACGCAATGGGTTACGCGATAAAGCAGGATGGGACCGGCATGCGCGCGGTCGACTCGGCCGAGGATTGCGGCAACGACGAGGACTACAGCGACTCGCCGACGCCACCTCCGCCTTCGATCGTCAGCCTGAAGGTGATGAAGCGTAGCGAGATCGACGCCGCTTGGCTGGCGGCCAACAATGGCACTTTCCTGTTCGCCGGCGCGCAGATCCAGGCGGATGCGATCGGCAGCAAGAACATCAGCCAGGTGGGCATCTACGTGGCGCTCAACAGCGCCTTGCCGCCGGGCTTCCCGGGCTACTGGAAGGCCGCCGACAACAGCCAGGTTCCGATGACGGATGTCGCCACCTTCAAGGCGATGCACGCGGCCATGGTGGCCGCCGGCATCACGAACTTCGGCAAAGCGCAGCAACTCAAGGCCGCGGTGGGCGCCGCTACAACTGCGGAGCAGATCGACGCTATCGCCTGGTAGGGCACTCGTGCAGTGATTCTCTGATGCAACTTACGAAAGAGTTTGCCTAATGGAACTGCAGACCATCCTGTCCATTCTCGCCAACGCGCTGGTGGCCTTTTGCATGTACCAGATGTCGCGCCAGGACAAGGCCATCGAGGATCTGCGCACGACTCTCAATGCGCTGATCGGCGGCCAGGCAAACACCTACGCGCAAAAGGCGGACTTGAATCGACTGTCCGATGCGCTCTTCGCGCGTCTTGATCGCATCGAGGACAAACTCGACAAAAAGGCTGACAAATGAATCTCACCGAACACTTCACGCTGGAGGAATTGACCAGGAGTGAAACAGCCATCCAGCGCGGCATCGACAATACGCCCAGCGGCGAGGTGATTGTCAACCTTACAAAGCTGGCGGTCATGCTGGAGAAGGTGCGTGCGCAATTGGGCGGCAAGCCGATCCACATCAGCAGTGGTTATAGGTCGCCTGCACTCAATGTCGCCGTAGGTGGCGTGCCAACATCGCATCATTGCTTCGGCGCCGCGGCTGACATCGAAGTCCCGGAATACGGAACTCCGCTGCAGGTCTGCCGCGCGATCGTGGCATCGGGCATTGCGTTCGGCCAGATCATTCATGAATACGGCAGCTGGTGCCACATCAGCATCATGCCCGTGCCCAAGCCGGAAAACCGGATCATCACAATCGACAAGTACGGTGATCACGTCGGGCTGCAGGAAGTGCGGCACTGATTTTCCACAGCGGCGGCGCCAATCGGCGCTGTTTCTTTTTAGGGGGAACACCATGCGCAGGCTCATCACGTTCGCGGCGATCGCGGGAATTTTTCTGATAGTCGGCATGGTTACGGCTATGGCCACCGGCCACGACATGCTGGCCATTTCTGCGCTGGCGTTGCTGGGCGCCGTGGTCGCCGCAATCGTCGGCCTGGTGGCGGCGGTGGACCCGGAGGGCCGCGGCGCGGTGGTCTCCCGTATGTGCATGCTGGGCGCGCTGGGGTTGATCCTGCTCAGCTGCGGGACGGCATTCGCGGCCGATGGAGGCTTAGCGGTGCCGGCAGTGGTGATGGACTATGGCGCGTTCTACGGCGCCGGCCTGGTCGGCATGGTGGCCCACTACATGTCCAAATGGTTTCGCGGCGAGATCACCGACAGCCTGATGGGCTATTTCTTCAAGGTCTACAACCGGCGCACCGTGGCCACGCTGATCAGCCTGGCCGTTGCCGAGGCCACGGCCTTCGCTACCAGCACGCTCGATGTCGCGTCGCTGCAGACGATCCTTTCCGTGGGCTTCCTGGCCGGCTATAGCCTGGACAGCGCCGTCAACAAGGGAAACACACCGGCCTAGTCGCCGGCGCCATCAACGGGGCAGAGCGCCCTATAACGAAGGAGCAGGACATGAGCACAGTGCAAGAAGTACTCGAAGCCCGGGCCAAGGCGATCGAGGAGAGCATCGAGGCGGAAGCTTCCAAGGCAGCGCAGGCGGTGCGCGACAAGTTGGCGGCCGAGGCGGCCGAGATCCGCTCGCACATCGCTGCCGGCGGCGGTCACCTCATGCAGGATATCAGCGACGGTGTCGTCGCCGTCGAGCGTTTCTTCGTCCAGGAAGCGCACAAGATCGCCGACGTGGAAAGCCAGGTTGTCGGCTGGCTGAAGGCGCACCTGGAGAGCCAGGCGCCAGCCGCGGCGCCTCCGGCCGCCGACACCTCGGCGCCGACGGCGTCGACCTGAGGTCGCGCCCATGGGACTGCTCGGCCTGGTATTGCCCTGGTGGGCCAAATGGGCGGCGCTTGCCATCCTGGCGGCCGCGATCGCCGGCGTCTCGGCAGTCAAGATGCACCAGCACGATCAGCTGGTATTCAACGACTACAAGGCCAAGCAGGCCCTGGCGGCCGTGAAGATATTCAAACAACAGGTCCAGGTGCTGCACGAGATCGAGGTCAAGTACGTCGACCGCGTGCGCATCATCCAGGGGAAAACCGAAACGCTGATCAAGGAGGTGCCCGTCTATGTTTCAAAGGCTGATGATGATCGCTGCACTGTCAATGCTGGCTTCGTGCGCGTTCACGACGCAGCCTGGGCCGGGGTCGATCCCCCCACTCCCAGCGAGTCTGACCACGGACCCTCCGGAGTTCCGCTTTCTGGGGTTGAAGAGGCCGTCGCCGCAAACGCCGGCGCCTGCCTCCAGTGGAAAGAGCAAGCCCTCGGACTGAGGAAAGCCTACGAGCTGGTGCGGCAGGCGCAGGACCAGAAATAGCAGCAAATCCCGGCGCAATGCCGGGGTGCATCATCCTGTAGCAAATCCCAGATGAAATTGCAGCCAGGCGCTGCAAATTGACCGTCGGTCAGGTGCGAATTGCCGTGCGAATCACGTGCGAAACGGTAGACAAAACCTGACAACAACAGACGGTTTAGTCTCGTGCTTCTATACCGTCTGTCATTGTCAGTGACCGTCTATGATGGTGGAGCCGGGGGGAATTGAACCGGCGTCCGGCCCTTGCGTCCCTGAGAGAAAACCTTGGCGGATCAAGTCTTTACCAATGCTGTCTTGGCCGTCTCGATCACTGCGTGCGATTCGCGTGCGAATTTGATCTGATTGGATTGGGCGCAATTTTGTACTCGACCCGGATGGCATTGGCGGACATTTTGCGGATGTCGGACCAAATCACCGTTGGATCAGCTTCGGCAAACTCGGCGCGATTTGCGCAGTCCTCCGCCACCAATTTGGCGAACGCCTCGAGCGCCGCATCATTCCCGCCGACGTAGCCATGGCCACCTTTGCTGCCATCTGTTTCCCAAAGGCCGGCTTTCTTCGCCATTGATTTTAGTTTGTCATTCATCACGCCTCCAATTCGAGCAATTTGAGTAGCTTTAAGTCTTTACCAGCGCCAGCTTAGCCGTCTCGATTACAGCATCCGATGCGCGTGCAAACTTGGCCTGTTTGTAGTCGGCCGGGATCCACTTGCCGTAGATCTTGAACACCATCTCGCCGTCGACGTGGCCGAGCTGGTTGGCCAGCCAGAATGGGTTGGCGCCGGCCGTCAGGGCCGCGCTGGCGTAGGTGTGGCGCACCTGGTAGGGGTTGCGGTAGCGCACGCCGGCGCGCTTGCATAGCGGCTCCCAGAAGGTCTTCCGGAGCTGGGCATCGGTGTCCCAGGCCTCGCCGGTCCTGGGGTTGAGAAACACCCGGCCGTTGGCCAGGAAGGTCGCTTCCTTCTGCGCCGTCAAGGCGGCGATCGCCGGCTCGTTCAGCTCGACGTCGCGGATGCCGGCTTCGGTCTTCGGCGCCTTGTCGACCTTGGCCACGCGATTCAGGTCGACGCGTGCGCACGTATGCACCCAGTCTACCTTCGGCCATTCCAGGGCGATCAGCTCGCCCGGGCGCAGGCCGGTGTTGAGCCAGAACTGCAGCATGGCCCGCTCGTCGCTCCTGCAGGCGCGCAGCAGCACGTCGCGCTCGGCGTGGTCAAACGGGTCGACCTCATACTCGCTGGCCTTGGCGGTCTGTTTCAGCAGCTTCTTGAGCGATATCCGATCGAAGGGGTTGAACAGGACCAGCCCGTCATTGAGCGCGTCCTCGAACACCGACCGGAGCGGCGTCAGGATATTCCTCGAGCTTTTGGCGGTGATGCCCAGGCCGCCAATCCAGTCGCGCAGCGCCGCCGGCGTCGCGTCGCCCAGGAGCGTCTGATCCCAGCGGCCGAGCAGCTTGCCCTTGATGGCCTTCTCGTAGCCGGCCAGGGTCGATGGGGAGAGCGTGCCGTTGGCGGCCTGGTGCCGGTAGGTCGTGCGCTGGGCCCGCAGCAGCTCACCGACGGTCTGGCGTGACGGGTTGGTGCCATAGATCTCCGCGCGCGGCGAATCCTTGAAATAGTCAGCATAGACAAATATGCCGGCCGCGATCTTGCGCAGGATCTCGGCGCGAAGGCCTGCCGCGTGGGTCTTGGCCGCCTCGGTGATCTTGCAGGGCGGCATCAGCTCGCGGCACTCGGCGCCGCGGTAGCTGAAGGCAATCTGGATGCGCTGCTCGGTCTTGAACTTCCGGACCGTCACGCCGCGATTTTGTCTTGTCCCTTGATCCATTTTTGCGCCTCCACGGTATCAATCCACAGCACGCCGCCGCGGAGGTGGCAATGTACACCATCGACCCACTCGCGGCGCTTGCGTCTGGCGTGGACGGCGTCGGAGGTGTCGTCGGTGGTGGCGCACCACTTCGACAGCTTGACGCAGGTGATGGGTGGCTGGTCGGGATTCATGCGAACAGGTTCGATTGCGGTGTCGTCGCCGGCGGGTGATTGGCCAGTACCCACGCCTTGGCCTCGCGCGCGGCCGCCAGGTATTCGGCCGATGGCGTGAGCGTCTTTTCCTGGCCAGGCTGATAAGCGGCCCAGATCCGGTCGCGGATGCGCTTGGGGAGCTTCTTCCAATGCTCGAAGCATCCCCACTTTGCCGGCGGGACCTGCTTGCTGCAGCCGGGCCAGTGGCAATGGTGCGCGCGAGTCTGGTCCTGGCTCTTGACGTAGGCGATCTTGCGGGCGATGGAGGTGGTCATGGACGCTCCGGCGGCTCGGGCGTTGGCGTGACCTGCAGGATGCAGGCGTGCGAGATCTCGCCAATATCATTGCCCCAACTGAACAGGTTACCGGCCTCATCGCGCGTCCATTCGTCAGGATTGGCGAAAAGCGCGCACCAGAATTTCACTTCCTCCTGGTCAAATTCGTCGATGTGGCCGTAAATGCCGGCGAAAAACTTCGCCTTGCAATCCTCCCATCCGAAGCAGAGGATCACCTCAGCGCCCTCGCCGCTGAAATGGATGATGTGCGTCGGCAACGCATCGGCGAACACCATCGGCCGCACGACTCTGCCGTCCGCTGGCTTGCCCTTGGCGACGATGAGATCTGCGTTTTGGCGATCGTCCCAGATGCCGACGAACCACCCGTCGGCCATCGTCACAGCAAAGCCGTCTGGTCTGGTGCTCATGGATACCTCCGATAGGTTTTGGTCAGTGCCCCGTCGACCGCGTGTCCGCGATCGCGCACCAGGTTGGCCAGCCGCGCGCGGTCGCGGTGGCCATGCGGGACCTGGCGCAACATCCCGAAGTAGCTGTTGGCCGTGGTGTGCACGTCGCCGGCGTCGGCGGACGCAAGGCGCTGCAGGGCGCTGCGCAGGGTGCGCCGGCGGGTGGTGTGATACCAGGGTTTGATCCAATGGCCGACGAAGTCGACGCCGCGGTCGATCTGGTGCAGCAGGGTCTTGGCCGGGTTGAGGCGCAGGTTGAGTTCGCGCGGCAACCAGGCGGTGATCTCGTCGCGCCAGGCGAGCAACTGGGCCTTCGATTCATGCAGGATCAGGAAGTCGTCGACGTAGCGGATGTAGTGCCGGGCTCGCAGCTGGTGCTTGACGTGCTTGTCCAGGGCGTCGAGCAGTACGTTGGCGAAAAACTGGCTGGAGAGGTTGCCGATCGGCAGGCCGAAACCGGCCGGCTGGTTCATCAGGCTCTTGTGCGGCGGCACCAGGGCGAGCGCGGCCGGGCGGCTCTGCAGGCGCACGTCCGGCCGTGGATCGTGGAACAGGATGGCGCCGGCGATCGCCAGCCACCACGGTTCACTGATGCGCCTGGCCAGCAGGCGGAACAGGACCTGCTTGTCGATCGAGACGAAGAAGTTGGCCAGGTCACACTTGAGATACCACGCCGGCCGCGCCCAGTTGTGGGTGACGCTGCGGATCTTCGCCTCAAGGCGGCCGCCGGCGTACATGGTGCCGCGCTCTGGAATGCAGGCGCAGCTGTCAGCAATGAAGCCGGCATGGAAGCGCGGCGCCACCTTGTTGTAGAGCAGATGGTGGACGATGCGATCGGTGAACGGCGCCGCCCAGACCTCACGCGGCTTCGGCCTGGTGATGACAAAGCAGATGGAGCGGCCGGGCTGGTAGGTGCCATCGCGCAGCGCCGCATATAGGTGCCACAGGTTGGCCTCCTGGCCGATCTCGAAGTCGCGCGCGCTGGGCTTGGTGCGCTTGTTGCGGCGGCAGTCGAGATATGCCTGCACCAGGAGGTCGAAAGAAAAATCAGCAGGCGGGGTGGGCGGTTCAATCTGCGGACGAGGACGGCCGGGTAGGAATTCGACTTGTGATCGTTGTTCTGGTTGCCGTTGCCGAAGTTCTGAATCCAGGCATAGTCGCTGTTGCCGGCGTTCTGCGTCATTCACGCTATCCATGTCGCCGCGCCGAGGGCCGAAATCGCCTGTCAGCGGGGCAACTGCGCCAGACCTGGCCGGGTGGCTGAATAGATCCAGCTGGCCGGTGGTATCCGTGGTGCGCATGTCGGTGGTCACCGGTGAGCTGGTGGCCAGCGGCGTGACCAGATTAAAATCAGGCACGGCCAGGGTCGCCTTGACGATACTGGAACAGGCCAGGTTGCTCTTGCCGCTTCGCCATCTCCAACTTCTTCCAGCCGTTTGCCTGCTTGCCAATTGACTGGGTGCGGAGAATCAGTTTCGCGTAGCCGGTGGTCGGAATGAAGCGCCGATCGCGGCACATGCGCGTTACGAATTCAACCTCTTCCAGGCGCTCGAGCAAGGCCTCGATGTGCGGCACCTTGTCGCTGGCCATGTTGGCCCGGCGGATGTGCTTGTCGAGGTCGGTGCAGGCGTCGATGATCTTGCCGCCCAGGGTGTGCTTCACGTCCCTGCGCATATTCAAGATCACGTCGACGGCGGCGCCGAAAAGCTCGATGCAGGCGCCGTAAATCTGGGTGTCGGTATGGAGAGCCATGCTGAAAAAATTTTTCTAATTCTGTCGAAGGGTTGAATTAGCGAATGGGAATTCTGCGGACGAGGACGGCCGGGTAGGAATACGACTTGTGAACGTCGTACTGGCCGCCGTTGCCGAAGCGCTGAATCCAGGCATAGACGCTGTCGCCGGCGTACTGCGTCGACGTCCAGTACCAGCGGCTCTCATAGAGGTTGGAGCAGTTGGCGTAGGCGATGCGGGCCTCGTGCCTGGCGGCGATGTAGTAATCGCGGTGGCCTTCGAATTCGAGTGCCAGGGCCTGCTTGGCGATCTCGCTGCCGGCCTCGGCCATGGCGCGGGTATTGGCCATGCCGTCGTATTCACTCTTGGCGCCGGCGAGGCGCGTGGTCTGGCCCCAGACGCCGGCGATCGCCGCGACGCCTTCCGGCGGCTTGACCAGGCAGTAGTCCAGCTGCTCGCCTTCGCCGCGGACGACGCCGAGCAGGAAGCCGCCCTGGCCTTTCCAGGCGGCGCCTATGCGCGGCGTGGAAAGGCGCTCGAAATTTTTTTCGGCCGGCTTCGCCGGCGCTGGTTTTTTGCTCATCAAAATCTCCCGAATGATCGAAGGGTTGAAGGACTAAATGATCTGGCTGCGGACGAGGACGGCCGGGTAGGAACGCGACTTGAGAACGCCGTCCTGGCCGCCGTAGCCGAAGAGCTGAACCCAGGCACAGTCGCTGCCGCCGGCGTACTGCGTAGAGGTCCAATACCATTCCTCTTCGAGCGCCTCGGCGCCGCCCTCGCGGAAGATCGCGATCTCGCTTTGCGCCGGGAATTCCGGCGTATAGGGCGGTGTGGGCGGGCAGGCGCTGATGTTGATGCCGGAGCGATACCAGCAGGCGTTCGGCCGGGTCGTGGGCTTGCCGATGCGGTAGCGCAGCTCCAGCTGGTCGATCGCCGGTATGGCCCAGTCCGAAAAACCGCCGATAGTCTGGGCGCGCGCCCACCGCGCCAGTTCGCTGCCGGCGGCCGCCATCGCCTCGGTGTTGGCCAGGCCGTCGTGATGGCTCATGGCGCCTTCGATGGCCTTCCAGGACTCGTTCCAGGTCGCCGGCTTGGCCAGTCCTTCGGCCTTGGGCGCGCAGATCTGAGCGAACCTGGTGCCGCCGACCTCAAGGACGCCGATGAAGAAGCCGCCGGCGAACGGAGCGCCGATGGCCGGAAGGGCGATTTTGGTTTCTGGTGCATTCATTTTATTGCTCCTGTTCATTGACGCAGCGGGTTGAAATGCGAGAGGGTGGTACGGCTACTTTTTCGTGGCCGCTTTAGCGGGCTTCACTTTTGGTTTTGCCTTGGGTTTCGCGGCGGTTTTTCCGGCCGCGCGCGCAGCGGGTTTGGCCTTTGCCGCCGCCGCGGCTTTCATCTCGTCGCGAATTCGCTGAAAATCCACGCCGGCACGCGCAGCAGTCGCGTGGAGAATCTCCGGCTTGCCGTCGTTGCCGTAGCTGTTGACGTGACAATGGCCGATCAGCGAGCAGGAGAGGATCAGCGCGCCGAGCTGCGTGGCGTCGAAGGCTTCGAGTTCCTTTACAGGCGCGTTCCAACCCGGCATTTCCCAGCCATAGACCTTGCACAGGCGCTTCATGTTGTCGTGGCCGATGCTGTGGAAGGCGTGATCGGCAATGTGGCGCAGCGACTCGAAGTCGAGCGGGGGGGCGGCGATGATGCCGCCCAGGATGGCCAGGCGGATCTCGGTTTCCAGGCGCGCGCGCTTCTCGGCGGCCTTCTGGGTGTCATTTGAGCTGGAACTTGAGCTGCTGCGGCCGAGCTCGATGCCGGCGTCCTTGGCGGCCTTTTTGATCAGCGCCTCGTCATAGGCCTCGACCAGGGCATGACTGTGCGGGTTCTCGATCAATGCAGGCGCCGGGAGCTTGTCGCCGAGTTTTTTGATCAGGTTGATGTGCTTGTCGCCGTCCCAGAATTCACCGAGCGAATCGCGCGAGACATAGCCGCCCTGGACCCGGCTGTTTTCATATGGAATCAGCTTCTTCGCCTCGGCGCCGGCGATCACCTTCTTGCCTTCGCGCTTGGCCTCCTCGCGCACCTTGGTGTAGTGCGCGTCGCGCTTGACACCGAAGCATTCCGGATCGGTGCAGATATCGGCGCCTTTTACGTCGGAGAACAATTCCGGCTGGTTGCCGGTGCGCTTGGGGCATTTCTCGCAAGAGTCGATCGGCTTGAGGCCGGTCGGGTCGCGGAAATAGATGGCCTTGTGGTCGAAGGGCGCGCCCTTCAGCTCGAGCATGTAGTTGTCGCGGATGTGCTCGGAGGCCTGGCGGTTCGAGAGCGGCTCGCCGTTGGTGTAGAAGTCGGTGTTGTCGCCGTCCAGGACTTCCTTGAGTGCCTTGAGTTGCAGCTTCTCGACCGGAATGCGCGCCAGCAGCAGCGCGTTGGAAAACGCGAGATCGCCCTTGAGGAAGGCCGCCCGGGGGCCCTGGCAGAGCGCGGTGAGTTTCATGCGGCCGTAGATGTATTCCTTGCTCTTGCCGATTTCCTTGGCCAGTGCCGGCGCCGTATAGCCGTGGTCGCGCACCATGCGCTGGTAGCCTTCGGCTTCCTCCATCGGGTGCAGATCCTCGCGCTGCAGGTTTTCGATCAGCTGCAGGCGCACCACTTGGGCGGTGCTGAGTTCGCGGACTGTGACGGGAATGGTGGCCACGCCGGCCAGCTTGGAGGCGCGCCAGCGGCGCTCGCCGGCGATGATCTCGAAGGGCGGCTTGTGGCCGTCGACGCGGCGCACCAGGATGGCCTGGAGCACGCCATCGACCTTGATCGATTCGGCCAACTCGCGCAGCGCCTGCTCGTTGAAGGTCTTGCGGGGCTGGGTGGGGCTGGCGAAAAGCTGGTCGAGTGGGAGGATGGTGGATGTGGGCGCAGCGGGCGCGGCCGCGGCGGCCGGCTTGTCGAGAGTTTCAGTGGTCATGGAGTTCCTCAGTGGGTCAGGTGGTGGTACGCGTGCCCGCGGCGAACAGCTCCCGCAGTTGCATCGCGACGTTGGGCGGCAGCTCGCTGTAGGTGCCCTCGGCTTTGTCGAGGACGAAGATCGCGCCGTTGGGGCGCAGCGCGACGATGTGCGTGTCTTCCTCGACTAGGGGAATCGGCGCCAGGGCGGTGCGCGGCGGCCGCGGTTTCTTCGCGGTCTTTTTCGTCGGCTTTTTCTTGCCGGCTTGGGGGGGGGCCTTGTCGGCGGCAGCACCTGGTGTTCTGCGTTTCGGCGTATAGGAGAGGTTGAAGGCGTAGGTGTTGGCGCCGCCAGGGTGTTTGGTGCTGACCACTTCGCCGCGGCTGACAAACGCGCTCAGGTTGGTGGCGATGTGGTTGGCGTCGCGCGCGGTCGGGCAAAGCTCTGCCAGTTCCTTGGCGGTGGAATCCGGCTTATATTGAAGCGCGGTGCGCAGTTCTTCGGAGAGCGACATCAGGATTCCTTTCAGGAATAACGGCGAGCGGTGCGCCAGGCCCGGCGCCAGGTGAAGGCCAGCGCGGGGTCGCGCCAGAAGCGGAAGGTGTATAGGACGCGGCGGATCACGCTGCCTCCATCGTCAGTGCATCCGGCGCCGGTGCAGCAGGCTTGATGCGAATGCCGACCTTGAACCAGCCGGGCAGCACCTGAGGGCTGACAAATACGTCGCCGTCTCCCCGGTGCACCAGGTGCTGGCCGCGTGCATGCGCATGCAAGGCCGCGTCGTGGAAATTGGCCGAGTCCGGCAGGCGGCGCGGCAGGGTGATGACGGCGGCTTTCATTTGCCCTCCGGCTTTGGGATGTTCTGCCCGCGCGGGTTGAGCAGTTGCCAGTCGCGGGTGAGCTGGCAGCGGGTGACGATGGTCTTGCCATCGTGGGTGAACGTGATCGACGTCACGTCGCCGCCGCGCGCTGGCGCTGGGCAACTGAATTCGACCGGAATGGTCGCCGCTGGCGGGACGGCTATCGGCGCGGCCTCGGCCAGGCGGCGCACGCTGAACGCAATGGCCACGCTGACGACCATGGCGGCGATGCCGACGATAATCAGGCGAAGGATGCGCTCGCCGCGGCTGAGCGGGTCCGGCGGATCGCCGACGCCGTCGCCGAGGCTGAACAACGGTTCGTTGCGCGGGACGCGCGGCGCCGGCTTGACCGGCGGGTGCGACGGAAGCTTCATGGTTTCCCCCTGGTGTGCCCGCGCGGCCCGGGCAGGCGGCGCACGATGGCGTTGACGGATGGTGCGGTGCGCAGGTATTGCAGCCGCTTGATCGCGGGCGCGACCTTGCGGAACAAGATCAACTCGGCCAGGACGTTGTCCAGCACGGCCGGGTTGGTGGTGACGTCCTGGCGCAGGGCGCGCAGCTGCGCAGTTTCCTCGGCGTCGAGTTCGAGAATGGGCGCGGTCACACCGTCGGCTCCCGGCGCAGGTGGCTGGCGAGGAAGGGGTGGTCGATCAGGCTGCCGTCGAGGCGCACCCAAATCCAGTGATCGCCGGCGCCGGCGGCCGAGGTCCGCGTGACGACGCCAGGGCCACCCTTGCGCAAGGCATCGGAATGCGCGTGCGGCCACGCCTTGGCGATGACGCGCTCCTGCGGGAGGAATTGCTCGGCCTGGAGGGTGGAGAGGGCGTTCATTGCGCTTCTTGCAACAGAAGCGCCATTGCGATCTGCTCCTCGAAGAGCCAATCGGCGCCAGCCTGGTCAACGGGCTCGACGTTGCCGATGAATTGGCCAGGCTGCTTTTCCTGGCGCCAGACCTCGATGATCGGTTTGTCGGTCAGCCAGGCGAGCGCCATACATGCGTGTGCATGCGAGGCGGCGTGCAGGCCGATGATCTCAGTGTTGGCATCCGGCGCGGCCATGTCCCAGGGGCCGGTGAGGATGCGCGCGCGGTAGCTCGGCAGTGCGAGCAGGCGGGTGCGGGTGGGGTGTTGCATGCTACCTCCGTTCAATTAATTGGCGGCAGCTTAGGCAATGTATTGCCTTTTTGTCAAGCAATAAATTGAGCGATTTGTTTACTTTTTGAAACTAGACCTTTGGTGTATTGTGTAATTTGCTGCGGAGGACCGCATCCTATGAGAGAGAAAATGAACAAGAAAGCAATTATTTTGGCGGTGCTCTTGGCAGGATGTTCCGATCCCAAAGATGCCTCGATTCCGGCAGACCTGACCAAGATCGACCAGCTGCAAGAGCCGATTAAAAAACTGTCAGAAGAAGATCGAAAGCTTTTCGCCAGCTACATGATGCGTAGAGTCCTCATCGAGGGATTGAAATCATCAAATGCCGGTGATATTCCGGCGCGTGCCATGACCATTCGCGAGGCGATAGCCCAGCAGAAGCAGTGGCAGGATGACCAGACGAGACGCGAGGGCGAGGCGCAGCTCCTGAAGGCCAAGCTATTGGCGCAAGCTTCGGCGGCTCGGAAGGTTCTGGACGATGCGGTGGTCGTCACAGTGGTCTCGAATGCCATTCGGCCGCAGGATGTGAAGGCCGGACGTTATCGGGACCAACAGGTGATTACTCTGGGCTTTCAGAACAAGACGCCAAGGGAAATTGCCGGGGTCAAAGGAACATTAATATTTATTGATATGTTCGGGGAGGCTGTCGGCAGAATTTCTTTTGCGTATGACAAAGGAATCAAGCCAGGCGAATCGATCCAATGGATTGCCAGTCGAGAGCTAAATCAATTCGACGAGGGAGATAAGGCTATGGCGCGCCTGGAAGACGGAAAGTATAAAACCAAGTTTGAGCCCGACGCCGTAGTTTTTTCGGATGGGACCAAACTAGAGATGCCGAGCGGTAGCTAGCTTCGCTTCCCCTTTTTCGGCAGGTTCAATTTTTTCTCTGTATCACCGTCTGAGATCGTAGGCTTGAATGCATGCACTGCGCTAGATTTTCGTTCAGTCAATTCAGCAATGATGCCCTCATATTTCGTCGCGCGAGCGCTCATCTCCTCGAGCAATTCCTCTTGATCGGCGGTGGGCAGGCGGTGAAAAAGAGCGATCAGTCTATTAATTCTCGGGTCCTCGTTGTAGAGCGCGAGATTTTCTTGAGCAATTAGCGGCTCGCCCGCGGTGGCTTCTTCGTGGCTGAGCAAGTCAGCTGCGGATCGGCGGAAAAACCGGGCCACCTTCTCGATGTTGTCGATCGTTGGGTTGCCGTTCCCATACATGATATAGCCGAGGGTCCCGTCGCCGACGCCGGCACGACGCGCGATTTCCTCTCGCGTAAGTTCAGACGCCTCGACCAAGGCCTTAACCTTGGTCGCCAGGATAGTTTTCGCGGCAGTTGGCAACATATTGCTAATCATATGAAAAAAATCCGTCAATAAGTTGCTTGACAGCAGCGGGCAATTTATTGCCTAATGCCGCCCATGGAACCAGCAATGCTCGAATTTGTCCTGGCCGAACTCGCGCGCAGGAAGGGGCGCCTGCCTGATATCTGTGCGGCTGTTGAGGGCATCGACTACTCATGGCTTGCAAAGCTCACGCAAGGTCGCATCAAAGATCCCTCGGTAAACAAAATTCAAATGCTTTACGACCATTTCAAGGGAATTCGCCGGTCAAAAACGATGGTTGCTGATGTCGCTATCTAACGATTTGTCTCCTCCAGCAGTCCGCCTCCTGGTGCTGGATTGCCGGGATGCTTGAAAGAGCATCCCGGCCCTTTATTCCGTAAACAAGAACAAGTCTCTTTTTTTAAACAATTTTTGTCTGTCCGCGCGTGTCCGCAAATTACGGACACGCGCGGACAAGGGGGGGGAATGCAGCCAAAGCTGTTCCATGAGACGTTGAACGACGCGCTGGTTGAGCTGGTGGGCGCGCTGGGCGGCGCGAAGAAAGTGGGGGCGGCAATCCGCCCTGAGAAAACGGTTGACGAGGCGGCGCGCTGGGTGCGGGATTGCTTGAACGCGGACAGGCGGGAGCGTTTCGAGCCGGAGCATGTGCTTTGGCTGATGCGTGAAGGGCGCAAGGCCAACTGCCACGCGGCGATGGATTTCATCGCCGACAGTGCCGGCTATGAATGCAAGCCGGTCGATCCGGTCGAAGAGGCCGCCAATCTGCAACGGCAGTTCATCGAATCGGTCAAGGTGCAGCGCCGGATGCTCGATCGGCTCGGCGAACTGGGCGCAGTGCCGCTTAAATCGGTCGTCTGATGCCACACTGGAAAAAGGAGGAGGCCCGGGGCAATGAGGTCCGGGCGCTGGCCGTGCTCAGGCGAGACGGTGAGTGCACGACGGACGAGATTGCCCAGGAGCTGAGCGTCAGCTTTTCGGCGGCCTTGAGGATCTTGGCGCGGCTGCAGCAAGGAGGCAAATGCAAGTCGCGGCTGGCCTGGATAGGCACGACGCGCAAGATGATCCGGAAATATGCGCTGCCGAACGTCGAGACACCCACGGACGGGCCGCTGCCTGACAAGCCGTTTTTCAGGGTGCCGGTAGCGAGCGTGGCGCCGGCGGCGACAGCGTCGTCCGCGGCGCGCGGGCTGGAAACATTCTTCGGCGAGATTCGGAGAGGGAATGCCAGCGCCGAAGATTGATTTCCAACGAATCGCCCAGGCGGCCCTGAACCAGGCTGAACAGCTCGTGCCGGCCTGGCTGCCGGCGGGCAAGCGCGACGGCGTCGAGTGGCGCGTCGGCGATCTCTCCGGGGCACCGGGGCAGTCGCTGGCGATCAACCTGCGTACCGGGGTGTGGTCGGATTTCGCGGATGTGCAGGGCAACGGCGGCGCGGACCTGATCAGCCTGTATGCGGCGATCTACGGGCTGGACCAGGCGGCCGCGGCGCGCGAGCTGGGCGCGCAACTAGGCATCGACGTGCCGGCGAAGGGCGCGGCGCGCAAGCCGGCGCGACCGGCGCCGAAAAAGGCGGCGACCGAGCCAGCGCCTTCCGCTGAAAAGAGTGAGGCGAAATCACCGTGGCGGCCAATCCTGCCAGTGCCGGAAGGCGCGCCGCCGCCGCACGCGGCCCACCAGGTACGCGGCAAGCCGGAGGCGACCTGGTGCTATCGCGATGCGTCTGGCACGGTGCTGGGCTACGTCTATCGCTTTCGGACATCAGACGGCGGCAAGGAAGTGCTGCCGCACGTCTACGCTGAGCACGAGAAAACCAAAAAACGCGAGTGGCGCTGGATGTCGTTTCCGGAGCCGCGGCCGCTATATGGCATCGAGCACCTGCGCGAAGGTTTCCCGGTGCTGGTGGTCGAGGGGGAGAAGTGCGTCGACGCCGCACGTGCGGTGCCGGAGATCCTGGCCAAACTTGATGTGGTCAGCTGGCCAGGCGGCGGCAAGGCGGTAACGAAGGCCAACTGGGGGCTGCTCGCCGGCCGACGTGCATTCGGCTGGCCGGACTGCGACGCCAAGCGCGACAAAAAGACCGAGGAGACGCTGCCGGAGGAAAAGCAGCCAGGCATCAAGGCGATGGAAAGTGTGGCGACGGCGCTGGCGGCGCGCGGCGCGCAATTCAGCATGATCAAGATCCCGGCTCCGAACGAGAAGCCGGATGGCTGGGACATTGCCGACGCGATCGCGGAGGGCATGACTGGCGAGCAATTGCTGGCGTTCATGCGCAACCTGCGCCCGCAGGCGCAGCGCGCCGAACCAAAGTCCCGGCCGGCACCGGGCGATGATGACTGGGACAAGGCGCTGATCTACAAGAAGGGCGAGTTGGCGGTATGCGTGGCCAACTGCTACGACATCCTGCTGCACGAACCACCCTGGGATGGCGTGCTGGCCTTCGACGAGTTTGCGCAGCGCACGATCAAGGTGAAATTGCCGCCTTTCCACGGGGCGACGCTGGGGCACTGGGAGGCGTTCGACGATACCAGCGCCAGCATGTGGCTTTCGCGCAGGCATTCATTCACGCCGTCGTCCTCGCTTGTGGCTGAGAGCGTGGAGGCGCTGGCGCGGCGCTTTTCGTACCACCCGGTGCGCGATTGGCTGCGCGGGCTGACTTGGGACGGGACCGATCGCGTCGACAACTGGCTGGAGGATTTTTGCGGGGCGGCGTCGACGCCCTACGTCCGCCTGGTGGCGCGCTGGTTTCTGGTGGGTATGGTGGCGCGGGTGATGCAGCCAGGGGTGAAATTCGACTATTGCCTGGTGCTGGAGGGGACGCAGGGCAAGGGCAAGTCGAGCGCGCTGGGTATTCTCGCCGGCGAATGGTTCGGCGACACCGACCTGGACCTATCGAACAAGGATTCGATGTCGGCGCTGGCCGGCAAATGGCTTTACGAGTTTGCGGAGCTGGGCGCGCTGGCCAGGGCGGAATCCGTGAAGCAGAAGAGTTTTTTGTCGCGCCAGGTGGATCACTACCGGCCGGTGTATGGGCGGCGCGAGATATCCGTGCCGCGCCAGTGTGTGTTCGGCGGGTCGACCAACGAATGGGAGTGGAACAAGGATCCCACCGGCGGGCGGCGTTTCTGGCCGATCGAGGTCGGCGACATGGACCTGGACGGGTTGCGGCACGTGCGCGAGCAATTGTTCGCGGAGGCGCTGCAGATCTACCTGCGCAAAGAGCGCTTCTGGCCAATTCAGGAGCAGCAGCGGGAATTGTTCGATCCGGAGCAATTGAGGCGTGAGCAGCAGGAGGCCTTCGTCGATGCGCTGCACGACTGGGTCTACGCCCGGGTCGGTGATTTCTCGCTGGCCGACGCGGCAATCAACGGACTGAAGATCGAGGCGGGGAAGATCACCCGCGACATATCCACACGGATCGGGACGGCCTTGCGCAAGCTGGGCTGCACCCGCTTCGAGGTGCGCAACGGCATGACTCGCTATTGGTACAAGCCGCCCGAGAAATCGGCAACGTCCAGCGACCCCATCCTGCGCGCTCAACGGCAACCCGAACACAGAGGAGGGCAGGTCGATGACGACTCGATTCCTTTTTAGGGTTGCACCACGCAGTGCGCCGGGCGGCGATTTCCGCACCTGGGTTCCTAACCTCGCGCGTTTTTCCAGCGAGGTTAGGAAGCCTATGCAATTGATTTGAAAGGGGCTTCCTAACCTCCTAACCTTCCCCACCTATTTTCCACGCCCGCACACGTGGACGCGTGCATGCGCATGCACGCCCGCGCACGCGCGTGGATGTCGTTTTTCAGGTTAGGAAGGTTAGGAGGTTAGGAAGAATGGCTCTGGGAGCGGCTTTCAGCTTCCCAACCTCGGCGGTTTTTGGGTTGAGGTTGGGCAGGAGGTTGGGAAATGGGAGATGGCAAGGCGAAGGACGGCGGGATGCGCGAGGCGATGCCGCAGGTGACGGCGTTCATCGATTCGATGCGCGAAGCGTTTGGCGCCGAATTGATCAACGGTGCGATTCGCAACGGGCTGAAGGATGGGACGTTCTGGGCTGTGGAAGGTGACCAGGTCGTCGGCATGCCGTTTTGCCATTACCCGCGGCTGGGACCGTGTGAGGCGCCGGCGCACGTGAAAAAGACTTCGGCTGGTGGCAGGAAATGAAAGCGCTGATTTTGCGCGAATGGGAATACCGCGATCCGGCGGAAGTGCTGGAGCGCAGGGAAGATGAAGCCGAGGCGCGCGAGCTGGCGAAGGTGGCCAGGGTCGAGGCGGATCAGGCGATTGAGGCAGCGCGGGTGGTCGAGCAGACGCCACTGTCGCCGATCACCAGGCGGCTGATGAAACGGATTCGGATTCGGGAGTTGGTCAAGCAGGCAATGAGAAAGGGAGTGAAATGATGGAAGTCGCAATAGACAATGAGCCGCTGTTCACCAGCGCGCACACCGCGGTGCGTTATGCGTTCAATTTTCGCTCGACGGATTTTGGCAAAAATGCTCTGGCAGCGTGGATCAAGGATGAAAGCCGCAAGTCCGGTTCCGGCAAGGGCTTGCGAGGCAATGACGGCGCGGCACAGGCTGGGATGGTGTTGGCCGAGGTAGACAGACTCGGTGAAGGCGTTCGCGGGCAGGCGATGCGAGCAGTGATTACCTGCAGGTACGGCGATCGAGGCGCGCACTGTCCGTCGTGCGGCGGGTCGGTCCTGGCACAGCATTGGCGTGACGCGCGTGACGAATTGACCGAATTCGTGTTGATCGGCTTCAACGGTATTTCGCCGCGCCAAATGCGCCGCGCGCTGGTGGAGCGATTCTTCGGTGTTCAGGTGAAAATGGGCGAATTGGCGCAGAGGCATGATGTCGACGCTGACACCGTGACGAACCACTACAAACAGATTCGCGCACTCCTCGAGCAATTAGAGGAAAGCGCGATGATGGAACTTGAATCCGCGCTGCAGGCGGCCCGTATAGTTTCAACGACAGCTTGACATTCGGAATTCAATCCGAATAGAATGCCGTTCTATGACCTACTGGGTCATTGCGTCAACAGCCCGCCCGGCGAAAGCCCGGCGGGCTTTTCATTTGGGAATCCGGAATGCCATTCGCCCCACTGAGGCCATGCAGTACGCCAGGGTGCGGCAAGCTGGGCGGCGGCGGCAGATGCGAAGAGCATCGCCTGCAGCACCAGCGCCAGGCTGAGGCGCAGCGCGAGAGCGCGCACAAGCGTGGCTATGGTGCACGGTGGCAGAAAGCCAGCAAGGGCTGGCTGAGATCACACCCGCTGTGTGCCTGCCCTGACTGTGAGGAAGGACGCAAGCGCATCACACTGGCGACTGTCGTCGACCACAAGGTGCCGCACAAGGGCGACATGGCGCTCTTCTGGGACCGGAACAACTGGCAAAGCATGGCCAAGGTGTGCCACGACAAGAAAACAGCCCTCGAAGATGGTGGCTTCGGACATGCACCAGCAAGGGGCGTAGGGGGGTGAAAATCCCTGGAAATTTTTTGCTGCAGAC